CGTTCGCCGAAGCGGCCACTTCCTGCGCCTGCTTCGTGGTTTTCGCCATCTCTGCCATCTGAAGCCGCATTTCCTCGAACTCAGCCCTCGTCGGAGGCGCATCGTCGCTGGCCGTCTCAACAGGTGGCTCCGGCGCAGGGGGCGTCTCTGGCGGGGCCTCCACGACAGTCTCGACCGGGGACTCTACCGTAGCGCCGGGCGGCTCCGTCTCAAGCTTCGCCTTCTCGGCAGCGATGAGCCCATCGAAATCCTCAACACCTGCACTGAGCGCGGTCCACTCTTCGTCCGTCAGTCCAACTCCGCGGGCCTCGGCGATCTCTGTTCGGGCCGTGGTTGCGTCCATTGTCGTCGCACCTCCGGTGGATTGGGCGTCGCCGCCCGCGTCTGAATCTGCTGATAGGGCATACGCCGACGCCGCGATCTGCAGTCCTGGCTGTTGCCAGAAGAACGGTCGTGCCGTCAGAGCGGCCCCATGGATGAGCGTTGTTGCTCCGTACATTGCGTCTGGCTCGTCGCCGAGGAGAAAGTGGGCGGAGATGAAGGGCATCTCATTCGACTCGACCTTCGCCTTGCCCATGGCCGTCCACTCGATGGCACCGCAAAGCACTCCCGGGTGACCGTCTACGGTCTGCACCACGAGGTCCTTAATCCAGCCGTATGCGCCATCCGGGTTGGGAGAGTGTTCGGCTCGTTCGTCAATGGGAATTCCTAGTTGAGTGGGGACGCCGGCGCGGAAGGCGGCGAGCATCATGTCGATGTCGTCGCTGGTAACTTCAAAGTCTCCGTAGGACGGATGCTTCCAGATGCCGGGGTAGATCAGAGGGTGCAGGACACGGGCGTCGCCGTCGCTCGTGTCCTGCGACCCAGAGAGGGGTGGTACAAGGGCAGCCAGAGCAAATGCCTGGGCTGCCCGTTTGTCTTCTGTGAACAAAACCTTCGGCTGCGAAGTGTTCATCCGAACCTGTAAGAGCGCAGAGAACCTCTTGACGCTCCCAACAGGATTAACACAGTACCGTCGTACATGTCAAGGGTCTTGAAGTTTTCTTTCTGGCTCAGTCCTCGTCCGCAACTGGTTCATAGGTCATCTCGAAGATGTCTGGCTTGCACGGATACATCTCGCCTTTGACGCCCGTGATGATCCAGTCTCCGGGGTCCGCAATCATGGTTCCTTCGAGCGTCACTATCTTCACCTGGCGATCCGTCTGGTAAGCCTCGATCACGACTGGCCGCTTGCGGAACTTCGGCATGATCTCATCTCCTGTTTGGTTATTGGCGTTCGCTTTTACTTGGTTTCGTCTGGCTTCTCACTGTCGTCCTTCGTCTCGGGAGCCTCTTCTTTCGGCTTCTCTGTGGGAGCCGCGGCGGGAGCGGGTTGTGGGTTTCTCAGCTTCCGCTGCTTCTCCATCCAGGTCCAGTCCTCGTCGGTGATGCCCTCCATCCCGGCTTCTCTCATGGCCGCGTCCAGCTTGCTCCTCGGCGCCAGCACATTCATGTCGAACATCGCCCGGACGAGGTTGCCGAGTTCACCGACATCCTTCATTCCAATGGGTCCGTGAACGAGACGCGGGCGCGGATAGTGGTCCGGGTAGTTGTACTCCATCCACGGGGAGACAGCGTATCGGTTGAACCCCGCGCATATCCAGTCTGCTATGGTGACCTCTGCGTGGAGGAACATGGAACTGGCATCTGCGGAGAGACCGAACGAACCCTTGTCTCCTCCCTGACTATATCCGACGAACTGCGCCAGGAGCGTCTGGAGAATGTACTGATGCTGGCGCTCGATCATTCCCTCGAAGGGAACGTCCGCGCTGCCCGGCCACTCATAGCGGAAGTCCCAACTGGCATCCATGACCAGCCCGGTGTCTTCATTCACTCGAAGGCGAGCCACCATCTGAGCCGCGTTCTCTCGCTCCGACTTCGGAATGTCCATCATGTCAGGCAGTTGTAGGACCGGCACTCCCAGAGCCTGCCGCTCGATGCGGATGGCCGCGAACTCCTCAAACGCCGACTTATAATTGTATGCTTTCCACGCCTGCCTGAGCAGCCCGATGCCTTCCGGGTTGCCTGCTTCCTTGCGCCAGGTGTACAGCAGCAACTTCTCGATGGGCACATCCACCGTGACGCGCTTGCGCATGTCGTCCAGGCTGTAGCCTACCGACTTGTATCCTTGTACGCCGCCTGACTTGTCGAAATACCAGCGGTCAATCGTGATCGGGTTTCTGTCGGCGAATTTGCGCCAGCCGATGATCCCATCATACTTCTCTTCCCAGACCATCTCGAACAGGGCGAGGCCCTTGAGTGGTCCGATCAGCGCGAGCCGGAGGAAGTCGTCCCAGGAGTGGGACATCTCGTTGAAGATGTTCTGCCCCAGTCTCTCCGCGATCTTCTTACCGCGCAGACTGGTGTCTCCTATCCCGGGTGCGGTCTCCCAGGACGCACGGCGCAGGAGCAGCGACAGCAGATTCTCGATGGTGGTTACAGCCGTGTCCGACCGCCGCATCTCATCGTAGCGTTTCATCCGATCAGCGAATGTCATCAGGTCCGCGTTGTAGTCGTCGTAGACCTTTCCCTGGCGCACATTCAGGCCGGAGACGCCGATCTCCTCGTAGCCTCCTCCGGCGCTGCGAGTGATGTTCGCGGCCGCTGGAATGTACGGTTTGCGGGGAACGCCAATGATGCGCTCTTGTTTCTCGATGTCGTCGGGATCCACGGGTGCAGGTGGAGGGGTCGCCTCGGCCTCGATGCTGGGCTTGGTCGGTGTCTTTCTCCACGGCCATTTCACTAGTACCGCCCTCTTCCTTTGGAGCTTTCGCGGATCCCCGCGAGGATCTTAGACTGTTTGACCCCGAGCAAGCGACTGTCCGCTTCGACTTCCGTGGCAGGTCTGCGCGTGGACTTCACGGACAGCAACGCCAGCATGAACGCATCGCTCTCGTCTACGTTCGCCCCATGCTTCTTCGCGATGCCCTTGCGAACGGACCCGATGCCCTTCAGAATCTCTTTGAACTCGTCGTGATCAATGACCACGTTGCCGAGGTTCACATTGGTCGCTGCGTTGTTCACCATCTTGGTCCGCGGCACATGCCACCATTTCGTCCGGTCTACCTTGTCCTCGACGATGTTGATTTTGCTGCCCCCGGTGAAATGAACCGGCTTGCGTGTTCTGACCTTCGGAAGGATCGCTGTGCCCTTCTCATTGGTTCCGTCGATGAAGCACGGCCCGGGCCACTTCTCGTCGATGCGCTCGATGAACTCGATCTGCTGTCGGGCGCGAACCTTGCTCTCGTCGGGGACCGCTCCCTTCCGCTGCGACTTCGCTTCGTGGACTTCGAGGGCGACCACCTGGCAGGGCCGGGTTGTGAGGTCGATGACTACGGCGACTGTTCTGCAGATGCCGTAGCTTGACTGATCAATGCCCTTCGCGTATCGGTGCCCCGGGATGGGTTCGCCGCCGATCCACGAGACACGCTTTGCGAACATCTGGGCGGCGCTCATGTCAAACTCCGCCTCACCGGCCACTATGCGTTTGAGTTCGTGCTCCTGAGCGAAGTTGTCTTCTCCCATGCGGGCTCGCTGCTTCTCGGCCCATGCCTCGTCTCGATTGGGCCGCAGGTTCCAGTCGATGGGAATGACCTCGTATCCCATGTCCTGACCCTCATCGACCATGTGGCAGAAGAAGTCTCCGTCTCCGCTGTATGTCGAGACCAGCCACATCATGCAGTCTCCGTCACCAGTCATACCACTCAGGGATGTGTAGGCGCCCTCGGCGAACAGCATGTCGGCGACTTCCTCCATCACTACGACATTGCCGGCGAAACTGCGGCCAGCACCTACCGTGCAGGCGTGGGCGCGGATGTAGTTATTGCTGTGTGGCCCCTTGTAATCAATGTGCGTCGTGTGCTCACCCGCGAGGTTGATGTTGCGGCGGACATCATCAGGGAGCTTCGCGTAGATGAGACCAAGCCTCGCGATCTTGAGGCAACTCTCCTTCGCAACCTCTTCCTTGTTGGCGACGACGTGCATGTGCCATGGGATCTTGTTTACGAATGCCCACGCGGCACAGGTCATGAGCGCCGTGGTCACGCCGGTCTGGCGCGACTTAGGCACTACGACTGACTTTCCCTGGGCGAACATGCGCATGAGAGCTACTTGATAGGGCCAGGGCTTGAAGGGCTGGAGGCCGGCTGTCTTCGTCTCGATGACCCATTCGACCTGCTTGCACCATTCAACGGGGTCTTTCGCGGCGGCTTCGCGGAGGGCTTTCTCGCGATACCGTTCCGCCACGTCCTGGGCAGCGTCGGCGATGCCTCCGGCGAGCACACTGGATGGAAGGCCGACGCGTTCTCGCGCCTCCAGCGGTGTCGTGGATGGCATGACTTCAC